ATCCCCCGCTCTGGGTTTATCCGGCACTGCATTAATTCTTTCCAGCCTGAAGGTTGCTTGATTAAAAAGTACGTTACCAAGACGCTTCAGTTCATCAACCGTGTATAACCCTAAAGATTCTGGATCAGAGGGTAATGGGCCGGGTTCATAATGAGTTACAGATTTTTCTACCCTATCAGTATAGGTAGCCATTCTAAACTTGACCTAAGAGTCCACCAGAACCTAGTGGGCCTATCCCCAGTGGATCGGCTAATGGGTCGGCGGTTAATAGACCACCCGGAGGCATGGTGGGTAACATTGGTCCCGCCATAGGAGCTACATCTGGAATTGCAAAAGTCATAGGCCGCATACCGGGAAAATTTGCCAGCATAGGATAAGCCTGCTCCATCATCTGTGGCGTAAGAAGCGGTATCCCGGCTAAGTAACCCGGCGCTTCATCGGTCAAAGTACCAGCATGGTACTGCTGGGCTTGCGATAAATTGGGGGATAATCCAGAAGAAGTTTCATACTTTGCTATTGCTGCAATAGGATCAGTCCTGAACTCAGAAGCAAAGTCAGGGTGTCTTGCTGTCAGCAACTCTATGTAATCATCATAATCAGTTCGGCTGGGCTTGCCTGTCATCTGACTAAATACATAGGGGTTTAGACCCGGAGACACCTGTTCCAGAGTTCTAGGGTCCACTACCGCAGAATATCTGGGAACTCTGTCTTGTTCGTAGACCGAATCATCTTGTGGCCCATACGGTTTGGTAGGATCAATTGCCCCCAACCTGTCCTCCTCAAGTTTTGCTTGATAAGGAGTTAAGAGAGATGGTGAATATTCCTGCGGCACTTTCCCCGGAACAACGGGGAGTGGGGAATAAAATGGATTATCGCTACCATATCCACTCATAACCCTAGTGGCAGGAGCTAATGCCCCACCCGCAATATTCGCCAACAATTCCTGTAACGTTTTTCTTCTTCGCTCTGGCATTAGTTCATCTTGGAACCGCGAACCCCTGCGTTACTAACATCCAGAGAATAGCCGTCCAATCTCCATGTTTGATCTCCGGTGGATTCAAATTTCACACCGATATACTTTCCGGTTACTCTAACGGGAACCTTTGATTGTGAATCAGGATTAAATGTATATGGGCCTTCCCATGCTACTGATTCTTCAGTAGACATCTGACTGCCTACATAAACATTCACAGTAGTAGAACCTGATACCGACATCTTAGGCCAGACTGAGGTAACGTGTTTAACCATTGCCTGATTGGGCTGATTCTGTTCATCCATAGACAGTCCAGTTCTTTCAATATAGGAAGTCATATTAGTACCGTCTGACGTATTTCCGGTGTTGTTTCTGTACAATTTTGTATCAGTAGGAGATACCATAACCAGAGTTTTACCTTCCTTACTTGTAAAGGAAGATGAAGTAATATCATTCCAGTTTAATGTTTCAGATGTCCAGGTCGTACTAGCAGCATTCCATGAAGCGGCAGAAGTAGGATCGGCTTGAGTACCGTATCCGATAAACCCCAAGTTTGGAATATCACGCTCTGTAAATGTCTGGTTTATCCAGTTATAAACTAGTGCTTTATCGCACTGGGTATCGGAATTACCAGAAGTTACATAACAGGCCCACATCTCTGTATTAGCATAATCCGCTACTACAAATGATTTCTCATATTCATCACCATTGATATTACCAAATACATAATCCCGCATTTTATGTGGAAGTATGGATTTAATCTGTCTACCATCATTGACATACATATCACCATTACCAAAGATGAAATGCCCACCATCAAATTCCACTACGCAGTTCTTGGATAATGCGCCGACAGTTGGAGATAGTTGACGAAACGAGAAGATGAACGGAGTTCCAACATACGTCATCGAGTAAGTGGAATCTTCTTTATAGATCATAAAGGCGTCACCAAGAGGTACACCATCTACAATCTTTCCCCTGGTATCAGCTAATTCATACTCACCAGCGTCTACCGTTGCAGACGTTTCATCCCATGACGTAGGAACAGCCTGTGTAGCCCCCTCTGTTGACCATTTTACAAGTCTTGTATATGGAACAGAAGACTTCTTTATATTCAGGGCAATCAGGAAGGAGCGGAATGCTCTTACAGAATAGGCTTCTGTTGAGGCAGGCCAATTACTCAAGTCTGCCATCTTGGTGGATGTAGACGGCACACCTGAACTCAACGCCCAGAATTGCGGGTCATCAAAGCCGTTAGCCATGATAAGAACACCACCTAATACGGTGGATGTCCAACCTTCTTTTGCGGTAGCACTGTAATCACCGCCAGATGTTCTGGTTATGTCAGTCCATGACGATCCGTTGTGGACGTATATCTTAGCCAGCCCACCTATGATCCAGTAGTTGGAACCGCCTATTTCAAGATTGACAATATGATAGGGCGCAACAGGACAGGAGGCCATAACTTCCTTATAGCCGGGGGTTTTCTGAATAGCCCCATGCTCCGCCCTTATATTATTGCCATCCGTCCAGACATTAGGAGGCAGTTGCCAAGAATTTATATCTTTGACAATCCCCATCTGCCCGACATTATCAATCGGTATAAGAGCCACTATTTATTCCTCATCCAAGTCCCACAATTGTGTTTCTTCATTCCAGCTATAGATGATAAGACGACCTTGGTCATCATACTTATCAGTTACTGGCATTGGCACTGGCGCTTCCCATGTGCAAGTTGGTTCATCCAGTAACCAACTGTCATAAGGTTTAGGCGGGATAAACGCATCTCTGGAGGAATCATAGGTGTAACCGATCCCAGCGTAATTTTTACGAAGAACAATGCCGCCATCCGGTTCTTCACTATTTGGAGCGTAATGGATACCTCCTCTGGTATTGTACGAAGTACGCTTACATACTTGACCATGAAATTCTCCATACCAAGTTTCCGGGTCTTTACCTTCAAGCAATTCGTTTTCGTCCTTGCCTTTAATAACCCAAGTGACAATATTATTTTCGTTTACAAAAGCGTAATGTGCCATTATGCTGCGCTCCAACTCACGTTATCTGAACCATCGGTAAAGGTAGTCACTGACGTACCCCCAGCCGTAGCTGTGGATGCTGTAAGTGATCCACCAACTGTTATAGTATAATCATCGGAATAACTGAGAATAACTAAACCAGAGCCACCGGCACCGCCGCCAACAGTTTGTCCACCGCCGCCGCCACCACCACCGCCTGTATTTGCCGAGCCAGCATTTCCTGCTTGAGACGAAGTTCTGGTTCCAGCACCACCTCCGCCAGAACCACCTGCAGCCGCCGAGCCGCCATCCCAAGCACCGCCACCTCCGCCACCACCGCGAGTAACTGACGATCCCGTAATCGCTGACGAAACGCCATTGCCACCAGCACCAGCTTGACTTCCCGATCTGCCAGTGCCAACCACTCCTGCACCACCACCACCACCACCAACTACATAGGTAGCGGCAATATGATAACCAAGACCACCATCATATCCCTGATTTGCAGTACCACTTCCCACTGCTGTCGATGCCTCATTCCCGGCCCCACCGCCACCACCACCAGAACCGCCAGCCCGACCATCGGCACCATGGCTACCACCGCCACCTCCGCCAATTGCGGTGTATGTTGAAAAAGTAGAATTACTTCCATCACCTCCCGCGGTACTAGCACCGGCTGCGGAACCACCACCACCGATAGTTACGTTGAAATTGGTTCCTAAAGCTAGTGTTGGCGCTGCTCCAGCAGAGTCACCACCTCCAGAACTTTCGCCAGAAACGGTAGAAATATAGCCGCCAGCCCCGCCACCACCGCCGCCATAGGAACCACCACCGGCGCCTGCGCCTGCAATACAAATAAAAGAAACTTCAACCCCTGTAGTTACTCCAGCGGTTCCCATTAATGCAGCTTTAAATGCTCCTAGTGGCATAATCTTATCCTCATGGTGATTGCATATCTGTTCCAGCAGCAAAGCCGTACCAGATTACTCCACCATCTACAGTTGTAAATGTTAAAATATCTATTCCACTAGACGTTAATGTGGGTTCTGTTCCACTAGCCCAATCGACTGCACCGGGCCA